TTTACGGGGTACAATTTGAAACCGTAGATAATTTTGTTAAAACAAGTGTAAGTTTAGATACTTTGGGAAAAAAACTCTATAATATTGGGGTATTGGGCGAAGATGATTTGAAAACGTCTTTTGATTATGTGAAATATGATAAAGATGAAGATATGACAAATCAGGAGGCAAAACATTATTGTTTGGCGGTGTTTAATCACTTGAATGAAGCAGAAATGACCTATATTATCAACGATGTTGTCATTTTAGGGTATGCCGTAAAATATTATAGTACCATTTTTTATGGTTTTGATTATAGTAAGATGACGTTTACTGCTAATATTTTAGATTATTATAACCAAAATCAGTTAACTTCCTACCAACTCTTGCATAAATTTCCTCAAGGGAAAAAGACGACGCACGTAAAATATACGGATTATCAATTTACAGGATTAAATTTTTACGATTATTTAAAGCCTTTTTATCGGGGTGGGTTGAATTTTTATAATCAGTTTTTACGATCAAAGATTTTAACGAATGCGTTTAGCATGGACTTAAATTCTAGTTACCCTTATGTGATGTATAACGAAAAAATCCCCACTTATTTATATGATTATGAAGATTTTGGCGAAGAATCGGAAAAAATTGATTGGAACAGATCGGAAGATTTTTTTTATTTGTATCGTATGACCAAGTGGGATTTTAATAACTTGGTGCTTGATAAGATCGATTCGATTGTTTTAAGACAAATGATTGTCAAATATTATACCACAAATGAATATGTGAATATCAATGATTATACATTACGAATCATTGAAAAAGTCACGGGAAAAAAAATTGATTATATCCGTTGTTTGTCTTATGTTGGTTTTTCAACGCAAAAATTTGGCAGTCGGGAACAATTGGCGCATAATTATAAGATCAAATCAGAAGGCAAGCAAAAACAAGAAATGATTATGCACGATCCGTATACGTATGAATTTACGGAAAATGAAAATAAAAATTCGTTTAGCGCTGAAGAGATCAACAACGCTAAGGTTTTATTAAACGGTTTGTATGGTATCCCTGCTTTACGCCCGTATTATCACTTATTTAGATTGAATCCGGATCATAGTTATTATTCGATTCCGCAAGGGTTTAAAAATAGCGAACGTAACATTGTATTTAGTATATTTGTTACGGCAGTTGCTTTTTATAATTTGATTATGCCTTTGTCTTATCTAACACAAGATGAAATCGATCAATATTTTATTTATTGCGATACGGATAGCTTATATTTAAAAAAAGAAGTCTATGAAAAAATCCCAGCTGAAATTTTTGATCCGATCAAGCTAGGTGCATGGGATATTGAACATGAAGATATCAAAAAAATGTATGTCTTAAATCATAAAAAATATGTTTACTATGCTGAAGATCAAATACAAGTGGCATGTGGGGGTATCCCCCAAGATACTTTTGATACAAATATGAGTTTTGAAAATTTTGTCAAAACGCAATTTAGTGCGGGTGTAGAAATTACGAATAAACGTTCAATTTTTAATAATCAAGGCACGATTTCGATTTATCCAAGTACAACGTTATTAGATGAGGGCAGAAACTATTATTCGTATTTTCCACTAGATGAAGATGAAAAAAAGCGTGAAATTATAGAAGATATAAAGAAAACGTATTATGATCAAGGTTTAGAAGAAACGTTATATTTTGAAACACCAGTCGGTACGCTATCGATAGATGATGTATTTCGAGAACCTGAACCAGTGAAAGGAAAGAATGATTTGTTTTTGCTAGAAATCGTAGAAAATCATATAAAAAATGAAATATAGTGTGAAAACAAGTCTGATTTTATGTTATAATAAGGAAAAGGAGGCAAAAGACGAATGGAATTTAAAAATAAAGAAGAATTGTTTGACTTTATGCAACAGTTATCAGATAACTATGAATCATTATCTAAAGAGTTGCAAGAAGTTAAAGAATCATATAATCAACAGGAACAGCAACAAAATCAGAACGAAAACGAACAAAATCAAGACCCGGAAAACGGGGGTACACCTGAAGACGCTACGGACGGAGGTAGTCCTGAGGTAGAACATTCAGATGAAGAAATGGACGAAATTCAAGATTTTTTGAATTCATAGAAAGGAGCATATATAAAAATGGATAATGAAAATAACGAAATGCGTGATATGATGAAAACATCATATGATGATGTGAAGCTGGATAAAAGCGGGGAATTGAATGCAACCATGAGTATTCAAGAAACTTCGCAAGATCAGTACGAAAGTAAGATTCATAATGTAGGAGGGTCAGAAGATGGCGAATAGCGCAGATAATGTAACAAAAGCAACTGTTAGAGCGTTGGATTTATGGAATAAGGCAAATGGTACAAGCTGGACGTTTGGCACAAATTGGACAAACGTTAACACGAAATTTGAAACGTTTGTGAATAAGTTTTTGTTTCCAAAAATCAATGAAACAAACTTGTCTAATGTTGATTTAGGAAATCGGTTTGACTGGTTAGCTAAAGAAGTGGATTTTATCGGGCAATATAGTGAAGATTATGTTGTTTTAGATACTGTACCCACAACCTTGGATTTATCTAAACCTGAAGAACTGATGTTAAAACGTAACTACCCTAAAATTGCAACCAAGCTTTACGGTGCAGGTGTGGTACGTAAACAAAAATTTACCTTAAATAATAACGATACAAGATTGAACTTTTCAACACTTGGCGACGGCGTTGCCTATGCTGTTGGTGTGTATAAGAAAAAGATTTCGGATATTAATGTATTTGAAGAAAAAGAGATTAAAGCTATGCTTGTTGATTATGCCTTAAATGTCACACAAGATACCCGTGAAGTCAATGGGCAAGAAGATTTAACCAATAAAATTTACGAGGCGATTTTGAATATTCAAAATAACTCAGATAAATATAACGAAACAAACTTAGCTTCAGGTGGCGCAATCGGGCGTTATACAACGCAAACCAAGCTAAAAGATGTCGCAATTTTAACCACGGATACCGTAAAAACCTATTTACTTAATACGGTCGTGGGAAACACGTTCCAAATTGCAGGTTTAGACCCAACAAGTCGAATTATTTCTTTTGATGATTTAGGCGGGGTTTACCGTGTAAATGAAGATGTAACACTAAACAGCGATCAAACAATCGAGTATTTCCGTACTTTTGGGGATTATCAAGTACAAAAAGGAGACGTTGTACCGGCTGAATCGGTACTAACCTTTGATGTTTCCGGATTGACTGAGTTTAAAGAAAAAGTAACGGAAATTAAACCACAAGATGAGTTATTTGCCTTTGTCTTTGACGTGAAGAAATTGAAATATCGTCGAAATACAAAAGGCATGTTGAAACAACCATTTTATAATGGCGAATTTGACGAGGTTACGCACTGGCTGCATTATTACAGCTTCAAGGCAATCAGTCCATTTTTTAATGGCGTACGTATAGGAGGGTAACTGATGTATCAACCGGGTGTAAAGGTAGATTTAAAAGAAGATTTACAACAAAAAGTGATCGGACATAGAAACAACTTTGTCCATATCATGGCTTCCCGGTATTATGAGTTACTCCCCCAATTGATAGACTACCGCAATAAAGAATCTATTGCGGTAGATTTTTTAAAGTTAGAAGTTGGACTACGTAACGGCTATGAAATGGTGATTGGGGAAGCAACCAACGGGAAGATTGTTTTAATGGGGTATGTTACAAATCCGAATACGATTACAAATGCCAAAACGATATTTCAGCAAACCCGTCAACTGCAAAAACAAGATATTAAATTTATTATACCTGATTTTTTAATACCAGCTGAAATGCGTGAAATCACGTATTTAGACGATTACCAAACAGGAAATTTTGTGGTTATGCGAAATAAAGTTCTCAATTATAGCAATGATTATCAAATTATTGATCATTTTGTCGAAGAAATGGCAGAAATTACAACAAGTCGTTTTTCTATTATTATGCAACTAAAAATTATGACCTTTTTTATTTCAGAAAATGGCGATGAAAGTGTGAACGAAATTGTTTCGGCGTTATATAATGGTTCGCCTTTTGCCAAAGTCGATAAATTTTTTGACCCTGAAGAGCAAATGCTGGAGTATCACAATGACAACGGGGCTTCTAATCTAGTGGAGCTAAAACGTGAGTATCAAAATAAGATCAGTGAGCTAAACAATTTGATCGGGATACAATCCATAGGTGTTGAAAAAGAAAGCGGGGTTTCGGATACAGAAGCCCAAGCCAATAAAGGCGCAACGTTTTCGAATGCCAATGTTTACTTGAGTGCTAGACAAAAAAGTTTGGATGCATTAAATAAACGTTTTGGTTTAGAAATTGAAGCCATTTATAATGATGAAGTATCTAGCGAACTTTCGCAAAAACCGGATAGTGAGGGAGGTACGCAAGGCAATGAGCAAAACAGCAACAGTAATGGAGCTAATCAAAAGCGAACTCCAGAAGCAGGGGGATAATGAATTTGTTAAAGATGGGTATTTGGTATTTTTTGATGAAGATGAGCAATTTATTCAAAAAATAATGAAATATGATGAAGATGTGGAAAAGATTGTAACAGATAAATTTTTTAAAGGATTTCAATTTGAAAATGAACAAACGGATCATGATTTTAAAAAAACATTTGTCAATCAGTTTTTAGATCGTGAAATTATGTTTCAAACTGTTGAAAAATTTGGGAGTCAAGTGATACGATTGACCTTGCAATATGAAAAATACATTGTAACGGCTTATGAAAAATATCAAGAGTTGTTGACACAAGAAAGTTTGCATGAAGATGAGCGAGATACTGAAAGCCATACAACCCAAGATTCGACAAATACCACAGATAATAGAAATTTAAGGTCGACTTTGCCACAAGATGAAATTAATATGAATATCGAAAATACGGAAATGAAGTATGCGGACGAAAATAGTATAGACAAACAACAGCAAAAAGGAAACGAAACCGGTAATCAAACCGGAAAAGAAAAAGGGCGTTCAAAAGATAATAAATATAATGTAGAAACATTAAATAGTTTGCAAAATATTTTCAAAGATATCTTTGAAATTTATGATCGCTATTGTTTCTTGCATGTATGGTAGGAGGATAATAAATGACAAGAGAAAGAAAAAGATTTCCAAAAGAAGATGAATTTCTAGGTTTTCCATTACCTTATAGAAAAGTAAGAGATTCATATGAACCTTGGTATGATTCTAAAAAAGATTATAATACAAATTCAAAAAGTTATTATGATTATTTAGCTAGAGTCAATCAATTAATGCAATTGTTAGCAGATCGGATATGGGACTATGATAAAGAATTAGCGATTCGATTTCGTGAATGGGATAAAAATTTGGAAGAATTTCCACATGAAGTTTATAAAATACTAACAAAATGGTTAGATGAAGGGAAAATTAGCAGAAACCCTGATAACGGAAAAATTCAATACACCGTTGGAAAAGATGGAGATTTTGATACAATTAATCATGCAATTGAACATATTGAAGATTTATTTTATTACCCCCCTGAAATTGAAATTTATTTATTAAATGATTATATAATGAGGGAACAAGTTACGATTAAAAATCGGGATTTTCATTTTATTACGATTACAAGTGATAATCCAGTAAAAACAGAATATACAAGTGATATTAAAACAATTAATACTTTAAACGGGGCAAAATATACGCCTTTCTTTCATATTGTTGATTCGAATGCACCTAAAATCAATGCATTATTTACTTTAGATAGTGGGTATAATGATTCTGTTCCTCGTTTAAGTGGCATGGTTTCAGAAAATTCTAATGTGACCATCGAAAAGAAAAAAGGATTTACATCTTTTTCATGGGCAGGTTTAGTACTTTTAGATAAAAGTAACGGGGTTTGTATTGGAAGTAATTTTAATGATAACGGAAATTTTTATGAAATTAAAAATCCTAGTGAAGATGAACTTCGTACGATTTATGAGGGAAAAGGCGTTTTAGTCCAAAATAGTGAGTTAACAGGTGATGGTCTAACTGCAAATAAATGTGGTGATGTCGGTGTACATGTTCAATTAGCGAGCACCGCTCGTTTTTCAGGTGCAACAATAAATTCATGCGGTCATCATGCAATTGTTGTAACTCAATCATCAAGTGTTACAGCAAAAGATGGAGAATATTGTTATTCTAATGATGATAACGTTGTTTGTGAAACTTCCTCATCATTAGATATTAGTGGTTCAAATTGTTCTAACGCAAAATTTCATAATGGGATTATTGCCCATCGTGGCGGAAAAATTATTTTTCGTAATGGAATTGCTCGAGATAATGGGGGTTGGGGGGTTCATGCTGTGAATGATGGTCATATAAATGCTGAATCTGCTATAGTTAGTGGCAATGGAAAAAGTGGGTGTAGTGTAGGACGTTTAGGGTATCTATATTTTAGATATGCTAAAAGTAATAACAACGGTCAACATGGGATTAATATTTCTAAAACATCACAAGTTATGGCACAAGAAGCTGAAATTACTGGAAATGAGGGAAACGGTATTTCTAATTCTGGTGGTTGGGGTGATGTAACACAAGCAGTTATTTCACATAATAAAGGACACGGTTTAGCGGCTTACTCAGGCGGTTATAATAATGGTGTAAATGGAACAATTATAGAAAATAATGGAAGAAATGGTGTGATGTGTGATAATGCCAGAACAAACATGAGAAAGTCAACTGTCCGTAATTCAGGAAATTATGACATTCGAGTTGCAAGCTCTGGACATATCACATTAGATCGTTTAACAACTACTGATACAAAAAATGTTGAATTTGTAGTTTCTTCTGGTGGTTTTATTCAAGCCAATGATTGTAAAGGTTTTGTTAATATGACACCTAATGTATTCAGAGAACGTGGACTAGTAATTTCAAATAGCTTAGTTGAGGGGAATACATAAACCTAAAACGCTTCTTGGTTACTAGTTTAGAAGATTATGATAATGATAAAGGTTTAGGAGGCATATCATGGCAAAACGATTTACAAGAAACATTCGTTCGATTGAAGATATCGAAAAACAACCCAAATATACAAATGAACAAAATGACTTGTTATCAGATAAAAAAGATGTTTATGTGCGAAATCAAAACAAATACGAAAAAATTACCGGAGGGGTTCATCAAGTTAACAACAAAACCCCGGACGATAGCGGAAACGTTGAAATTGATACCGGCGTTATGCAAGTTAACGGAAAAGACCCCGATGAACAAGGAAATATCGATGTGGATAGCGGTGTAAAAACCGTTGCCAACGTTGAACCTGATAAAAATGGCAATGTGAATTTAAAAATGAAAAATATTGAAGATATAAATTTATATGTAAAACATAGTGAATTAGACGAAGCATTAGACGAAGCATTAGACGAAATAGAAACCGGAACTCTTGACCTTTCAGGATATGCGACAGAAGATTATGTTGATCAAGCAATTGATGGGGTTAAGATTCCTGAAGCACCCGACTTAGACGACTACGCTACAAAAAATTATGTTGATGAAAAAGTAAGTGGCATAGATACCGGAGGCGAAGCACCTGATCTAACGGATTATGCAAAAAAAGAAGATGTGAACAATTTAGATGTTGGGGTAAAAACGATTAATGGAAGACAACCGCAAGAAGACGGAAATATTGTTCCTAGAATAGATGATTTAATAGATGGCAAAGAATTTAAACAAGATGTTGAGGATTTAAAACAACAATTTTCAGATTTAGAAATTCCTGAAAGTCCAGATCTTTCGGGTTATGCTACGAAACAATATGTTGATGAATCGGTGGAAGGGATCTCTTTCCCGAATTTAGATAGCTATCCAACATATGATGAAGTGGATAACAGCATTCAACAAGCGGTTGATACTATTGATATACCCGATTATCCGGACTTGAGCGATTATGCTACCGAAAAATCAGTCAATCAAAAAATTAATAATATTGAATTTCCAGAACAACCAGACTTGTCAGAATATCCCACTGAGCAGGAAGTTCAAGAACTTATTAAAAGCTTAACAAAAAGCGGGGATATTATTTTAAATACTGATGAATTCGAAACATATGACGGAAGTGATGAGGACGCAGGATATGAACCAAAATATTATATTTTTGGTAATTTATGCCACATATTCGGAAGTGTTGCAAATAAAAATACTCTTAAGTCAAAAACAGATTATGTTATTGGAAAATTGCCCTCTAATATAAAAGTTATAAGTAAAGATGTAAAATTATGTCCCGGATTAAATCATAATTATTTTAATTGTCAAGTATTTCCATCAAATGCTGGTTCAGATGTTAAAAATAAAATAGTTATAAATAAAACAAGACGTAAAGATGGAGAACCTTATAGTTTTCCTCCGGGTTCATGGTTAAATTTTTCTATGACAGTAGCGGTAGAAATGGAGTTTTAGAATATGGCTAGAAATCTAACAAAATTTCAATTTTTTAAAAATGTCCCTTTAAACGATTTTCAAAACACGATCCATTTCAAATCCAATGCGGAACGTGACGACTACTTTTTAAACGGTCGTCACTTTCCAAGCATTTCATTTGAAAAAGATTTTAATTGGGTACGTGATAAAAGCGAAGTGCAACTTCCTACGTCTTATGAATCGATGGATGGGGTGAATTACTGCACCTTTTTAGACGGTTTTTCAAATCAACGTTTTTATGCTTTTGTTTTGGAAAAAGAATACATCAACGATCGTGTCACAAAAATGTACTTACTCATTGATGTATTAATGACTTACACACAAGGTGACGTTATCAAACAAAATGCCAAAAAAGTATTTATCAATCGAATGCATTACAGTCAACACGATTATAATAAAAATTTACATTATTTACGAAATAACGACGATGTATTAAAAACCACTACAAAAAAATATATCAAATCGAATAGTAAGATATTCAAAGATTTTTGGGTTTTAATGCTAGCTAGCGTGAATTTGCAAAAGGATTTCGGGGATGAGGACGACCCAAAAATGGCAACGTCTAATGGTTCAGTATATGATAATATCCCAAGTCCTTTAAATATTTATATTGTGAGTTTAGATGACTTCCCAAAATTTATGCGATCCTTATCTAACTATCCTTGGATTGCGCAAAACATTAATAAAAATTTCGTGTTGCCAAAAGATATTGTATCAGATAATTATTTTAATAAAATAAAAACCAAAGGCGACAACCCGCCTACGGTTTACCAAATTACCGGCAAAGGAAAATCTTTTGATATCACAATCGATAGCATGGAACTTGATTTTGATAAACTTTGCAACATCTTCGGTTTAGATCCAGATACCGAGGGACATTTATTAAGAAACGAGTATACAACAACCGAACTATATTCTTATGACGGGCAAAGAATTCTAATAGATAACGGGTTAATCAATCGAGATACCTCAGTGAAAAATCAATTACATGTCATGACTAACGCCGGTTATCATAATGAATTTGCTTTTTATTACACCAATTACATGCGCCAAACGAACGAAAGCCATGATACCGGTGTAAAAGACGGGGGAATGTTTTTAAATAATGCGATTGTTTGGAACACCTTTAATGAAATACCAATGCTTATTGATAATTACCAGTTGGGATTAGCACAAAACGCCCACCAAAGAGAACTAGCCGAAGACAAGTTATTATCTAGCCGGATTGAGGGGGTAACAGATGAAGACGCCGACCCTAAAAGTCGCTTGATGGACGGTATTTCTCTACTATCTAATGCCACCCCCGTGAATTTTATGGGAAAGATTACTGATGAATATGAATTTTACAGAACACAAAAAGCACAATTTAAAGACTTAGCCATATCTTCCCCAACCATTACCGCCCAATCGGACGCTAATTCATTTCAAATCGCGAATGATTTTTACGGGATTACAAAAAAACATGCGTTTTTAGACCCGCAGGAAAAACAACGTGTCAAACGTTATTATAATGCCTTTGGTTTTCAAGTCGAAGACTTCGGACAACCCGAAATTGAAACGATGACCGTATGCAACTTTGTTCAGTTTTCGGGAAATTGGGTGCTACCAAATATTGATCCTAATCTAATGAGTATTTTAAAATCCCAACTTGAAAACGGGGTGCGATTCTGGCACAATAACGGAAAAAGTAATCCCTTAAACCAAAACATACTTAATAATAAGTGGAGGTAGGCACATGTCAGAAATACTAGATTTTGCCCACAAAAAAATCAACAACAATTTTGGGTTAAGTGTTGACGACGTTGCTAAAAGATGCTATGATGTAGGGCGTTTTAAAGCATATGGTTTAAGTCAAACCCAAATTAAAAGTGTCCTTAATGCGGTAAAAAATGAAGGAATAAGTCCCGCTTTCTTTGCTGCCTATGAAGCCAATGAAGGGTATAACCCTCAATGGGGTTGGTTAAATCACACCACCCCACAAGGAAATTATTTAAATGACGCAAAAAGTGTGGCTCGATGGCTCAAAGCGCAATCAAATAACATGAACGGAAAACCAGCTTGGATTGATTATGCGAACTACAAAGATTTTGTTCCTGCCAGTGTCAAACGAAAAGGCAATGAAGATTTTAAAAACATGCCAAAAGGTTCAATCGGACGTGCCTATATCCCCGGAACAGCAGCCACCACATGGGAAGTTTACTATCCAAATGGATTAAAAGCCAGTTATAACGGCGTACAAAATTACGGCGCTCCTCTAAAACAAACCATGAATACCATTAAATACTGGGGTGGAAATATCAACAGCTCAGGGGGTTCAGGAGATGGCGGTGATTCCGGAGGTGGAGATTCCGGGGGTGGAAGCACCACAATCAAACCCGATCTATCTTCTGTCAATGATTTTTTTAAGAAATTCATTGATGATCTAATAAAAAAAATCAATAAAGAACTAAAAAAAGATATATATCTCAAAGGATTATCCAGAAACTTATACTCCAGTAAATATTTAATTATAAAAAAACAGTTAGATAACACCTACAAACCTAAACCCGGAAAAGCCTTTACGGATATGCTCAATAAAGCCAAGGAAGACGGTTCAAAAGAATTGAAAAATCTTGTCAGCAAGTTAGAAAAAGATAACACCTACAAGAAACAAACCGGTGGCGATTCCGGAGGTGGAGATTCCGGAGGTGGAGGTTCCGGAGGTGATGGTTGGTACTGGCCTTATAACACCTCTCACATAACCATTACCAGCAAGCAAGGTTACCGTTGGGGTAGATATCATCACGGTGTTGATATTGTAGGTACTGGACAGAGCGGTGGTGGGATCTATGCCATGCACTCCGGAAAAGTAACCATATCATCAGACAGTGTGCCGGGTTGGGAAGTAGCCGGATCAATGATTTGTATACAAAATGATAAAGATGACGGTTACGGTGGTGCATTTATCCAATATGAAGAGTTTAAAGCTGGAAGTATGACCGTGAAAGTCGGTGATAAAGTCAAAGGCGGACAAAGAATTGCCACATCAGGCGTTAGCGGAAACTCTACCGGAGAACATTTGCATATGTCTGTTAACCACGCCGGGAAGTTAAAACCCGCAAAAGAAGGTAATTGGAAAACCGCCGCCAAATACTTAGACTTGCCCAACAAACCAGGCACATATAAAAGGCCATCATCTCGTAAAAAACCCGGATAAGGAGGTATACAAAAAGTTGAATTTTTTTGATAGATTAAACATCATTCTATCTTTTTTAGGTATATCCACCGGGTTTATATTTAAAAAGATATATCAATGGATTAAAACTCAAATCAAAATAAAAAAACAAAAAGAAGAATTTCATAAAAAATTTATGCAATCAACCATTAAAAAAAATGAAAAACAAGATGAAGATATCAAAAATATTCAAGATCATACACAACAAATAGCAAATGCCCAATATCATATTTTGGAAAGACAAAGAGTGATTTTATACAATCAAATTCGTGTTAAATCTAAAAACTTAATCAATCACGGATATATTACATTATCAGATCTGGACGCCTTAAATTTATTATACAAAGAATACAAAGAATTAGGAGGGAATGGCACAGCGGAAATACTTTATCAAAAAGCCATTTCCCTCCCTAAAAAAGGGGATAGCGAACATGTTCAATGAAAAAACTTACAAAATTTTAAAATGGTGTATTCTAATTGTCATACCCGCATTTGGTACACTCGTAGGTACAATCGGAAGTATACTAAACTTAGAAAATACCGATAACATAGTAACCATTATCATAGCTGTTGATACATTCTTAGGTACTTGCCTAGGTATTGACAACAAACGTTTTTATAAAAAACAATTAGAAAAAGAAAAAGAAAAGGATGAATAGACGATGACTTTACCAAAAATTGAAAAAATGATAAGAGCCGGAACACCTCAAGTTGGTACTCCCCCATTCGGACAAATTCATGCACATAGTACTGGGAACC